TCATAAACCTTTTGAGGTGGTTGTATGATAACCAAATATCTTGTAGGTCTAGCAAGGCCTTCACCTTGATTTATTTGAGCGATAAATCTATTAATAGTAGTTTCAGGATTACCACCAGGTTTTCTTCGTAATCTTTTGTCTGCATTAACATTATCCAAGGACCTATCTCTAGGTAAACCTATTCTAATATCGTAATTACCTATTCGTCTACCGCCTCTTAAAATTGCCATTACACTCTATGCCTTTTTCTATTTTTTAAATGTGCTTCTTCTACTAACTGTTTGTTTTGACCATAATATTCTACTGCATGTCCTTTTGAACACATTAACTTATTAATATTTATTCCATTTATATAGATTTCACCTAATATTCTGCCAAATTTACCTGTTTCAGTTCCCTTATGTGTCTTAATAACTATATTGCCTTTCTTCAAGGCCTCTTTTAAAAATTGTTTTGCTAATAGACCATATTTCTTTTCAACTTTATCTATTGTTCTACTCTCTGGAGTATCTATCCCAAATAGCCTAACTCTTTGTTTATACATTATATCAAAACCCATATCTAAAATTATATCAATAGTATCACCATCTATTACTTTGGTCACTCTTTTAACTCTGTAAGAAAAATCTGTTTCGTCACCTAATCTTGCCTGTTTTTTTGCCATTAAAATGTTTTCCTACTTTTTGCAAATACACTACCCAATGAAGCACCTTGGAATTGTGCTACAGGTAAATAAGCTGCCAATGCCATTTCATTTACATTAACTCTTAAAAAATTTGACCTAACATGTGACCACAAATACCTATGTATGCTCGCCTTAACATATTTATTAGACTTTACTGATTGATATGTAGCGTTAATTCTGGTAGATTGGTCAAACTTGGCATTGGTGGCATATCGCTGTAACTGTTGTAAGAATGAAAATCTTGCGCCGTATGGTAAATAGTGAAAATTAAGACCTATAAATCCACCTTTCATTGGTTCTAATGGTAGTACCAATGGAAAAGTATCCCAATAAGGCAGTCTTGCTTTATGCTTTGGGTCATAGAAAAACATACTCATACGACCAGCACTAGGTCTACCAAGTAATTTGCCAGCTGCAAATAGTTCACTAGGGCTACTTCTATCTGCAATTAAAGATACAGCATTCCTGTACCAGGACGCTGATTTCATCTTATTGGCTTGTATGTCAACTAATGGATTAAATATGTCTATTGCCATGGGACTATTTATCCATTCCAAATAGAAAAACCCCTAGCGATTTCTCGCTAGGGGCCAATGCGTTAAGTAATCAGAGAGAAAGGATTAATCTTCGTCTGCTAACTTACTAAAGTAGGACATAGTATCGTCCTCATCACTAGCAGGCTTAGATTCGCTTACTTTTGGCATTTCCACGGAAGTCGTGGATGTTTGTGGTGGGAGGTCTACTTTATCCACCGTTACCGTGCTTTGCGTACCAGTAATTACCCTATTCAGTTTCTCTTTGAGTTCATCATAGGTCTTAAAATTACTAGGGTCCACAAATGGTTTAAGAGCGTATTGTTTCTCCCATACAGATTTGATTTTTTCATCTGTATCTAACAGTTGAGCAACACCCTCAAATTCGGATTTGTCATAGTTCCAATAACCATCAACTTTTCTAATTTTCAGTTTAAAGTTTGCACCTTTCCAAAAATCAAATGGGTTAATTGGTTTTTCATCCTCAAATGCTGGTTGCATTGCTTCAGTAATCTTATCAAATATCTTTTTACCGAATTTGTATAAGAACACCTTGCCTTCATTTTCAGGATGTTTTGGGTCACTAACAATATAAATGTTTGCATAGTAAGAGAGTTTTCTTTTTCTCTTTCTAGCAATATCTTTATCGCTATCAACACCAGTATTCCATAATCTAGTGTTATCTTCACTAACTGGATCCTTATGATTAAGGGTAGTTAATGAGTTCTCAATATACCAACCGCCTTTATCTTGGAATGCATGTGACCATACTCGTTGCCAAGGCATTTCCTCGTTGTTAGAAGCAGGCAAAAATCTGATAACGGCATAGCCATTTCCAGTTTTATCAAGTTCTGGTTTCCAGAGCCTGTCATCTTGGTATTTGTTTTTGTTTGATTGGTCTTCTGGAGATAGTTTCGTTTCCAGAGCCTTCGTGATTGCGTCAAAATTGCTTTGACTAGATTTCAACTTATTAAAGTCCATATTTATTTACTCCTTCGTATTTTATATGTTCGTTGTCTTCGTGTAGGCTGTATAATCGCCTTCATTACTATTTATACAAGTTCTCACTTGAATATTGTTACAATATGCGTCTTTCGTGGGATTTATTGGTGTACCCACAATCTTCCAGCAAGAGTCCAATCTATTGCAAGATAGGTGCTTACTAAAAACTATACTTGGTGTCTTCAGCCATTCGGCCATAACCCTCCAAGTAAATGCCTTTCGCCCTCTTAAGCGATATTCAGCCAGAAAGGAAAATATATTTGCAATTATATTTTTGTTACGCATATTAGTATGGAATATACACTAATCAAGCAAGATTGTCAAGCCTGGAATAGTCATCATATTGTATATTTCCTAAATTTCTCCATTCAGTAATTGGTCCATTTACCTTGTCAGAACCATCAGTTTTTCTATTAATTTTGATAAATCTTATCATTGGATTCCATTCTGCAAGTGTCTTCCATTGTGTAATCCAGTTCACGGCAGGCGTAGGACCGCCTTCCTTTGTAGTATAATGCTTTGTACTCTTATATAAGTTGTTTATCTTATTGGTTGTACTGTATAAATCGTGTCCTATGAGATATATTTCATCTGGTTGTTCATTATGTATTGCAACAAAACCAGCACTTGCTCCAGCTGCCCAACCGTGGTCCTTTGGTTTCATAATATCATTCATAGATGTTGAATAGTCAGGTTGCTGTATCCAAGATACTTTGATAGTATTATGGTTTATATTTTTCTTTTCTAAAAATTCTCTATCTTTTTTATATTTTTCGGGGTCTTTCTTAATCATAGTTACAATACCACTTATATTGGAACCATGCATTACATATTCTTTTGCGTCACCTCTCTCATTGGTAACCACAATATCTTTAATCCATTCCTGTGCCTCTGCTTTGTCCATAGTACCCAATAATAATCCGTCATATGATATAGCAGGCACTTTAGTCCAATCTCTGAAATAACAAGGTATCTTTTGTGCCACACCAGCATGATATATTTCGTGCATAATACCGTGGTCAACACCAATTAAAACATCTGGCATAAAATCTCTGTATATGGCATTGCACCCATATATTTTACCGTGTGGTCTCAATGTTTCTAAATCAAAACCTTTTCTACTTTCACCGTTGCCTATACAAAAAACTCTTTTCACTTTACAAATACCTCTTTCATTATTAATTTTGCTTGTGTTTCATTATATAATATAAACGGTTTCAATTTTACCATCCTATGGCAGATTTTAGGCCACACAATTTTTTCTTCAATGTCTTTATTCCATACCTTACTAAACGATAAGATTGAATCAAGAATGACGGCGGTCTGGATGTGAATTTTCCTTTGAATAAGTAAACGCAAAATTCGTGGATGTTGACCATTAGTAACCAAAAAACCATCATCAAAAGAATTCCCACGATTGCACAAATCATTATTAATATTATTACAATCATTTCTGAAATGGTAATCAAATGACTCTTTATATTTTCTATACTTGGTATAATTTTCAGAACCTTCATTGCCTAATAAATTACCAATCCAACTATTACCATCAACGGCAAAGTTACTGACAAAATAATCCAATACATCTTGTTCATTAAATTTTTTAGAGAGTTTATGGAAAAAATATCTATCGTGCCTTTTTGTAAAACTATCAAGTTTTGCCTTAACACGGCCACCATATTTTGCATAATCATAATCAGTTGTAAAATGACTCTTAACTGCAACATAAATTTTAAATACCTCAAATCCACCATACATACATATTAATCCAATAAGTATTTAGTACACACAGGAAAATGGTCTTTCATATGTTTAGATAGCTCAAGAGTAACCATTCTTGTTTCTGATTGAGCATTTGATTTGTTTCTTTGATTGCATACTCTACTAAATGCATACACACTACCTGACCATATCCACTCGGTCATCATACATTGAGGTAATACCATTCTTGCCATTTCAGGTGCTATGCCTTCTTCTAACATATCATTATAAGTTTCTTTGGCAACATTTATTAAATGCATAATATCATATTCAACTTCTTCATCACTTGAGCCTTGTTTAATACTTTTATCTGGTCTCTTACGCCACATAAATGGTATATAAAATTCTGGTTTGTCATCTACATATCTTCTACTCACTTCGTTCCAACTTAAACCTACTTGATGTTTAACTAATTGTCTTGCAACAAAGATAGGTGCTTTAATTCTAAATGAT